TGACCCCTGCAATCCAGCAGCCTGCGTAAATCCAGCTTGAGCCAAATTAGCTTGATTTAAAGCAGCCATGCTTTGCAAGCCAGCTTGTTGCGAAAGATTACCTTGAGCCAAATTAGCTTGGTTTAATGCACCCATATTGGACTGCCTAGCAGCCTGTTCTAGCTGCGCTTGTTGTACTGAAAACTGATTGGCTGCCTGCATGTTTCCAGCCCGCGCTGCTTGCTCCCTTGCAGCAGCAGCCTCACGCGCCTGTTGGCCTAATTGCCCAGCTTGAAACCCTTGTTGTGATGCAAGTGTTCTGGCCGCTTGAGTTTGACCGATATCAAACTGACCAGCCTGCCGCGCCTCTTGGAAACCAGCCTGTCTTTGCTGCGCCGATAGCTGACCCGCTTGACGTAACGCTTCACCCGCAAGCACACCTTCCTGCACAGCCTGCCGCGAACCACCAAAGGCTTTTGCAGATGTAGCCTGCGCGCCCAACTTTTCTGATGCCATCTGACGCTGACGTTCAATATCTGCCTGACCCGCTTGAACTACTTGCTGCGTGTAAGGGTTCATATACTGTGAAACGTCTTGCGTTCTTAGTGTATCAACCGCAATTTGCTGTGGAGCCTGCACTGATCGAACCGCACCAACAGATTGCATACGTTCCGCTGGCCCCAATTGAGCCGCTTGCATTTGCGATACATCACCCAGCCTTGCGCCGCTGTAAGTTGATACATCGCCCAATTTTGCCGCAGTAGGGCTGGCCGTTTCTCCGACTGTAGCACCACGATAGGTTTTCGTTGCCCCTACTGTAGCGCCGCCATAAGTTCTTGCGGGTGATACCATTGCGCCGCCGTAAGTATTCGCAGGCGATACAGTTGCGCCGCCGTAAGTAGTTGTTGGAGCAAGTTGAGCGCCGCCAAACGTGGCAATTGGGCCTGTACCGGCTGCTTTCATTTGCTGGGGTTGAAAATTTGCAAGCTGGTTCATAGTATTTTGGGCTTGGCCTACTGACTGTGCAGATTGTTGGTATATATTAGGCCGTGCCCCCATACCGCCTTGACCTGTCATAGGTATTTGCCCACCCGAACCACCTTGAACCGGCATTGCTGGGCCACCTCTTACCTGCATACCGTCTAAAAAACGTTGCATACCGCCTTGCTGCGCACCCATACCACCGCCCTGCTGAGGCATAACCGCTGGGCGCATACCGCCTTGTGCTGCACCACCGCCCGCAACTCTCTGTCCACCAGCAGATCCACCCATTTCTTCTCTCCTACTTACCGCCCTTGCCGCCTTGAAGCTCAAGGCTGACGGGTTGATTTTCTGGTGCGCGGGAACCCACTTCACCTGTTACGGGGTCAATTCCAAAACTTTCACGGTATTCAGCCTGTGCAGGACGTTCTTCTTTAAACTGGTCAATCATACCCTCAACCATTGGACGCGCTGAATAACCCTGAATACCACCGTCAAATGTTTGTGCAGGCGGTAAATACTGCTGACCGCCAGATGTCGGCATTCCAAAAGCACCGGCCATCATGTCAGTACCCTGAAATGAAGCTTCTTGCATTGGAGAAAAAGACGCTACCTGTGGGCCATACAAAGGCGTGTAAGTATCTTGCAAAGGGGCAAGGTCTGTCGCCATACCAATGCCCCTTTGCATTGCTGTTTCAGCAAATTCAGGAACATATGGTTTGTCTGTTTGTTTACTGCTGCCGCCCATTATGTGGCCTCCTTAACAAAATGGGAATGCAATAACTTCCACCCCATTGGCTCTAATACTTTTTTCCATCCTACACGACCCGTAAGGCTTCCACCAGTACATCCTTGATTTACAGCCCACGCATTCATCGCGTTATCCATATCCTTTAATTGCTCTAATTCACCAGCCGCTAAGAAGATGTTTAAAACTTTCTTTCTAGGATATACCACAATTTCAGTCACCATGCACCCTCTTGGTGCAGGCCAAAACTGCATACTGCTTTCCGCAATCGCTTTTACAATGTCCTCAAACTCATGCGTACCGTTACAATACTGCAACGCATCCTCTATATATGGCCTGCAACGCGCCAAATCATCACTCAGCACATACTCGCCAACGACCATTTTTTTTGGCATGTCATTCATCCGTGAAGCCTCGTTATTGATAGTGTTGAAGCGGGAATATTAGGAACAGGTGACGATGCAGCAGTGGCGTTTAAGAAACCAGCCGTGTTGTCCACCATCCAATTAACCTCTAAATAATCATTCGCCGCAACTGTGAAAACCTGTGTTCTAGCCGTAACCAAAGTTGCGTTGTTTTGGTGCAAAGCAGTAGTCATTGCGCTGTTATTAATGTCAGTGCCATTAACGCTAGGCCAGAAATAGAAATGCACAGTGCTTCCTGATGTGGAAGATATTTGCGCTGAAAATGCTATGACGTATTGACCCGCTTCCTCAAACACAATCCTGCTTGCAGGCGTTCCCAAAGTGATCCCTTGATTAGACGCTTCCGCTGTGTAAGTCAGTTTATATTCTGTGTTTGCGCTTGCTGCCGTTACATCAGCATTGATGTAAAAGTCACCGTGACCATCTTCTAAAACAATCTGCCGCCATTCACCGTTTTTGCTCACAACGGGATAACCCTTTTCCCGATCATAAAGAATAACGCCATCTTCAGCAGCAGAAGAATACTGATCTTTTGCGTCTAATATGTTCAATGCCCGTGAAAGATAACGGCGCAAGTTTTCTGCCCACGCCTTCGCATCAGTTGTAAATGGCGGTACAATTCTCATCGCGTACCGCCAGAGCTTGCGTCAAGCCGCATAATGCCGACACGCCAGTCTACTGGCTGGCTTCCCTCAACGCGCATACGCACCTGACGCCCTTGAAATCGCACAGATGTTGGGTTGCTCATGCTGAACGGCCCATATTCAGTTTCAGCGCCATTAGGGTAAAACCGTGTTTTAAACTTAGCTGTTACGTCACCTTGCGTCTTTTCATCAGGGATCAGATTTGTCACCCGCATGACTTGATCGCCTGTGCCAATTAAAATTGGGCCTGTCTCTGCAAACGGTGCTAATGAGCCATAATCGTATCCAATCTCATGCTCATAAATTTCGCCACTGCTTTCAGTAAATAATGGCTTGCGAAACACACCAGCATCTACGCCAGCAGTCCGATCAACCTCGCCTGTTGTCCAGATATTTTCTGCATAATCATAAGCAACGTAACGATCACACTCTGTGCCATTGTCAGAGGGGTAGAACCACCAAATTTCATTCCACGCGCTGTTTGCCGAAACAGAAACTTTTGAACCTTGGTCTGCGTTCATTTCGCCAAAAACATAATCCCCCACTTCACATGGGATAGACTGCACAGAGCCGCCGCTGTAGGCAAAGAAGCCACGCTTGCCCATCCAATATACTGCATTGTCTACTGTGATGGCTGAGTTGGCAGAAATAGCTCCACACGCAGTACCAACGCGCTCCACGCCATAAACGAAAGGCGGGCCTTGATATGTCATCGTGTGGGCATCTTCTGTCGTAAGAATTAACGCCTGACCCCTTGCGCGAACCCCCTGCAAGATTGTGCCAGAAGTCTGCAACTCTATGTCACCCGCTTGGTTTGTTGCAGCCGCAGTCCAAGCTGTGTTGTCCTCTTGGTCACTCCATTGAATTTTACGCGGGTTGCCCCCTGCGCCAAAGCAAACCACAAAGCGTTCTTCTGTGACCATAAACCCGCTGCATGATGTTGGTGCGTTAGAAACTTGGGCCATTGTAGCGCCGGTCAAGTTCCACTCGTACAGCTTGCCATCGTCGGGTGACATCGCCAACAAGTATTCGCCCCAGTTGTCCAGCGTAATAATTGTTGCAGCAAGAATATCAGTTGCCGCCTGCCGCTCAATGCCATATTCGCCGTTGCCGTAAGTGTCTCCGCCATATGATGCGTTGTAAGAACTGTCCACCCGCCCAGCGGTAAAACCCGCAGGAGTAATATCAGTTTTTGTGCCGCCTTGGTTGAAAGCGTAAATCTTGTTGTACGTTCCTACAGCTAAACGAATGCTTGCTGAATTATCTTCCCATGAATGCATGTAACGCACAACGCCAGCCGCGTCTGCCCCGTTCCAAGCCCGCCAGCCGCCAACTGGGCGCAAAGATCCTTCATGCCAGCGCACCAAGTTTACATCGCGCCAGCGGTTTTGCGCAGAAAACTCTGTGCCGTTCCTGTAAGCTCCCGCTGGTATCTGCAATGGTATCAATGGCATGGCTTGTTCCTACCAACTCAAAGTAATGAATGAAACTGTGCTGCCCTCGTTTGCGCCGACAACTATTGAATAAGTCTGACCCGCCACGGCAGTTTTTGTAACAGTAGACTGCGCCTGACCCGCAATAAAATTTGCTCCAAGCGCAGAGCTATTGCCACCAGAAATAGGAATATTAGCCTCTAAATTTGTTGCATTTGACTGTAAAGAAAAAGATGCACCGCTAGTTGGAACTGTTCCAGAGTTGCTAAATAAACCTCCTGCTGAACCGACAGTGCCAGTGCGCCGATATAACCGTGTGCTTCCGTCTGTTTCTTTAAACCAACCCTCGCCAGTGTAATAATAATATTCATCATAAGTGTGGTTTACATTCTCACCCGCGCTATCTGTCGTGACCCCTGTGAATTGCAGCAATCTTGTATTTGCTTGAGATTTAACCGCCTCATAGGTCAAAGATGATCCGATTGATGTTTTGCCGGAGCTTGTGCCTAAATTATAAAACGGGCCAGTTGT